AAGTTACAGGCAGTAGAAGAAAAGCTCAAGGCTGACCTAGCAAGGGCTGAATACAACAGGGTAAAGACCAAGATGAGAGCCTTGTCAGACCAAGCAACCATGATGGCTGTAATTAGCAAGAATGTCGAACTTCAGTGGAGAAACGCTTAGCTGGTAGCCTAGGCAGGTGATAGCCGAATCCTGCTCCTGTGGGGCCAAAATAAGAACTGATGACGCTCAGGCAATCAAACTTGTCCGAGAGTGGCGGCGTAGGCATACTTGTTTGACCGACAACACCGACAACACCGACATTGTTGAAGCAGTCAATGGTGGCGTAGCAGACACCACAATTGCTTTAGGATTCCAACCTGGTGAGATGCCAGCCAAGATTTATGATCCGTTCGATGACTAAGAAAGAATTTGATAAGTATCTCCAGCGTGACCGAGGCTGTTGGCATTGTGGCAGTAATGGCGATGACCTAATACCTCACCACAGGCTCAACAGAGGCATGGGAAGCAAGAACTCAAAGGCAAGTGACCCAAGCAACATTATTGTTCTTTGTAGCCAAGCTAACGGCTTGCTAGAGAGCAATGCTAAGTTTGCCGAGCTAGGTAGAAAATTCGGTTGGAAACTTAGGCAGCACGAATCGCCGACTGAAGTGCCTATCTTCGGTCATGGTGGTTGGTGGCTACTAAATGATGATTTTACAAAAGATTTGCTAGAAACAGAACCAGAATACTTTTAGGTGCTAAAGTCCACCTAGGGAATTTACAAAAAGAGAGGGTAGCTACATGAGCATCGAAGCTGTGGCATTAGTTCTAAATCAATCAAAAGCAACCGGTAGGGCAAAACTTGTCCTTATTGGAATTGCTAATCATCTTGGAGATCAAGGCGCTTGGCCCGCGATTAGCACCCTTGCTCGCTACGCCAATGCCTCAGAGCGTTCGGTCAAGCGTGACATCCAAGAACTTGTAGAGCTTGGTGAGCTGAAGGTAGAGGTTCAAAACGCCCCAACTCAAACCCAATACAAAACCAATCTTTACTGGCTCACAATCGGGTCAGGGGTGACAGATTCGGCATCAGGGGTGACAGACTGGGTAAGCAGGGGTGACAGCTCAGGTAAATCAGGGGTGACACCTGTTGGCACGCAAAACATAATATTAACCATCAAAGAACCATCAATGAAACAGGCTGAAAATGAGTTTGATAATTTCTGGAATCTTTACCCTAAAAAGGTCGCTAAGTCTGAAGCACTAAGAGCCTGGAATAAAGCAACTAAGAAGAAAACCGCTGATGAGTTATTGAAGCTGACCAAAGCCTACGCCGAGGGTAAGTTACCAGAAGATAAATACATTCCGTACCCTGCCTCATGGCTAAACAAAGAACTTTATGAGAGTGTTGAACTCGCTGAAGCAAAACCTTTGCCTAAGCTCTTTGTAGGGAGAATCAAATGACACAGTTCGAGCAGTCAGTAATTGGATCAATCCTGCTGACCAATGGCAAGGCGCTAGAAGAACTAACGCTAAGCCCGTCAGACTTTGATGATTTACAAAACGAAAGAATCTATAAAACCCTGCTAGAGATGAAGGCAGGTCGCCAGCCGATTGATGTAATGACAGTCGGTGCAGCACTTCCAAGGCTCTCTGTTTATCTTCACGAGATTGTCACAGCTACGCCAACAGCAGCTTCGGTCAAGTTCTATGCCAGCAAGGTAATCGAAGAAGCCACAAGGCGTAGGTTGGCTCTTGCCGGAACGATGATTCACAGCAAAGCCCAGCATGAGGATTTGGCAACAGTCTTTGACACAGCCAAAAAAGAAATTGATGACCTAATTGATCGCAACTTGGCAGTCAAGCCAAGCTATGTTTCCGATGAGCTATTGCCATACCTAGATGAGATTGACAAGCCCAAGCACTACCCAGAAAGCCCTTGGCCTTTACTAAATGACATCATCACAGGATTCCGACCAGGTGCGCTTTACATAATCGGTGCAAGACCAGGTGTGGGTAAAACCATTGTCGGCTTACAAATCGCTTGGGAGCTTTCAAAGAAAGGCCCCGTATCTTTTCACAGCCTTGAGATGGGCAAGAGCGAACTCTATAACCGCATAATCAGCATGGAAGCTGAGGTTTACATCGGCAACATCGAGAAGGGTAATTTACAAGAGTGGGAGTGGGACAGGATTGCGAAGGTCAGACAAGACATTCAGTCGCACCAACTTGCTATCCATGACAAGTCAGGGCAAAACCTTTTGCAGATTAGGGCGCTCGCAAACAGCGTCAAGGGCAACAACAGACTTGAAGCGATTGTGGTGGACTACTTAGGACTTATTCAAGACACCGAAAGAGGTCGCAAGCGTTACGAAATGATTACCGACATTTCCATTGGACTCAAAAACTTAGCTAGGGATTTGAATGTGCCAGTAATCGCTCTAGCTCAGCTAAACCGAGGACCAGAGCAGCGCAAGGACTCAGAACCCGACATGGCAGACCTAAGAGATTCAGGTGGAATCGAGCAGGATGCTGATGCGGTTATCTTGTTACACCGAGTCCAGACAGAAGAAGATCAGTTTGAGTGGCAAAAAAGCCAGATGATAATGAAGGTAGCTAAGAACCGACATGGTGGACTTGGAGAAGTCGCACTCAAGTTCGAGGGCCACCTTTCCAGAGTGATTGGGTAGGCTTATGGGGTGGATGACAATGTGGCTTTATGCTGCCGATGTGGTGCGACTTGGAAAGTCAACACGCATAAGCGCAAAAGAAAAGACCTCAAATGTCAGTCTTGCCGGATGCACCGAGCCTTGGTTATCAAGTATGGCTCAGAGAAGTGCATACCTTGGCAGGGTGACTTTGACAAGCAGACGCTTAGCATCCCTATTTTTGACGGCAAGCCAGTCCTACCTGGCATACGATCTTGTGGACACCTTGACTGCACCAATCCCAACCATGTCATAGGTAGCCACTAGAGTAAAACAACAAATCGAAAGGAAAAAGAGATGGCAATCATCAAAGTAAAAGGCACAGTTACCAAGGTATTTTGGGAAGCTAAAGGTCTTATTGTTACAGAGTCATACAAAGCTAAATCAGGCGACACAGTAGAAAAGCAATTCACAGTTTGGCTAAAGTCACCAACCACACTAGATGTGGGTGACACAGTTCAAGTCGAGGGTCTAATGTCAGTCGAAATTGAGGCTTGGATGAATCAAGATGGCACACCAAAGCTAAACAGAGAAGGTCAGCCTGGTCAGTCAATCAAGGTCAGCATCAATAACCCGCAAGTAGTTCCAACCGACCCAATCAGCACTATCAAGGGAATCTTCGAGCCGACACACGAGCCAAGTCCCTTTTGAAAAATCTCCGTTGGTTATTCCCAGCCCTTACCGCCGGCATACTAATAAACCTATCTACGCACTCTACAAGCGGTCTTGATTGGTTGGGAATAACCTTCGGTTTGCTTTACACCTGGGCTGCCATAATGGGAGCATGGGAACTGTATGGCAGAGGTAAGCCTTAGCGTCATCGGCGACCCCGCTAGCCAAGGATCACACTCCATAATCAATGGCAGGATAGTCCAAGTCAATAGCACAAAGCACAAGGCATGGCGTAAGGCCATTGTCCAAGTGGCAATCGCAACCTTGCCGGATGACTGGCATCCAATAGACGAGCCATGTGAGCTAATCGTCAATTTTTACATGCCAAAGCCAGCGTCAGTAAAACGCTCATTACCTACTGTCAGCCCTGACCTTGACAAGCTCATACGCGCCGTAGGCGACTCTCTGACGGACTCAGGCGTTGTTCTAGATGACAGCCGCATAGTTCGTATCTCAGCTCGTAAGCTGTACGCCGAAGGCATTGAACCAGGGGCTACTATTCTGGTCAAAACCCTCGACTAGAGGTTTAGGGCGACACGCCGATAAAGGCAAAAAAACCTAGAAATTATCAAAAAAACCCAGAAACTGTGCTACTGTCTTTTTATGACCCAAATTGAGTCATAGAAGGGAAAGATGGTGGGCGTAAAAATCCTGCTTTACTTTGTTGCTTTATTTGCTGTCTTGCTACTTAGCTGGCAAATACAGACAGTTCACCTGGGCTGGGGATACACACTAGGAATGATTGGTGTGCTAACCGCCTTTTTTGTTGCTATTCACTCGCTAAGCAAAGGATCAAGACAATGAGCGAAAAAGAACTAGCCGAACGCATTATTGCCGAGGCTCAGCGTTGGACTGAAAACCAGTTTACGCTACAAGGTCTAACACCAGGCAATGATTCGGTCAGCCGGAACGATGCCAAAGCTCGCATAGAGCTAGTCGAACACATCAAACAAACCTACAAAGAGATGAGAGAAAATGCCTAACTATAATCCACAGCCACTTGAGTTCGCAATCAAAGACTTCCAGCCACACCAGTACAACTTTGGTGTTGCTAAGTCAGACGGAATCTACATGGGCAGGATGCTTATGAAGAACGAGGTGCTAAGTCTTATCAAGGCAGCTTACCCAGTTCCAACTAAAGCAATCGCCAGAATCATCGAAGTAGTGGACAACATCGAAATCTATGTTGACCCTCAGTACAGCGATTCGGTCAGATAGCCATGAGCCTTACACCCTACGCAGAAGGCTTCTATGCCGGTATCCGTTACCAGCGCGACAACATCCTTGAGTACATTTCTATTCACGAGGACCAAGGCAGCACAGTCACATCTCAGGACATTGTTGACGAAATAAACGGACAGTACAAGAGAGATATGAACGCCAAGGTCAATGCCATGATGGATGGCAGCATTGACAAGCTAATCCAAAACCTAGATGAGCTTTCATACACAATCAGCAACATTGAGAAGCAAGCACAAGAGATTTCTGCTGAGGTGACTAAGAAACTATGAAGTCACCAATAAAAGGCGTACACCTAAGTACTAGCTTTGACGCAACAGTCCTTAGATACTTTGACGAGAACGCACAGCTCCTACTGTCCAAGCACAATGACTACGGCCCGACCAACATCAGCAACGCGCCTGGTGGACCTATCAATGGCCTAAGAGTCAGGATGCACGACAAGCTGGCAAGGATCAATCACCTAACTGATTCCGGCAACGCACCTGAGCATGAAGCCTTGAGAGATTCTTTCATTGATCTTGCAAACTACGCAATTATCGGTTTGCTGGTCCTAGACGGAGAGTGGCCTACGAAATGATTGGATGGCGACCTAACCGAGAAGAACGGCGAGAACGGAAACTGACTGAGGCTTTTGGTAGAGGTTTTGCTAAGGGTTATGTGCAAGGCACAAAAGAAATGAATGAGTATCTAACTGAGCAGATTATCTACTCAATCAATCAAGATGCAGTCCTAAGAACCACAGTAGATGTTGACACTCTTGAAAGAGTCGTTGAAGTAATAAAGGCGGTGAGGGACATTGGCAAAGCACAGAGCTGAGAGGCAACCTATAAACTGGCGCATCAAGCGAGTCCATTGGGCATACCAAATGCTAAAACTCAAAAGCCTACTGAAATCGTTCGTGACTAGGGGTACAAGATGACACACTTCACAAATGCTGATGAGAGAGAAATCTTTGACGCTATCCTGCTACTAAAGGATGACGAGCGTGAATGGTCAAGCGACCTAGAAGCAATACGCCGCAACCTGGCAAGACT